CTATCCCACCGTCTAGACGGCTAAGGGTATCCTCGTAAGGGCCAAAGCCAATACCAGGGAGGTCCGACTCTGAGGTGCCTCCCAAGCTGTTACTCCTCTTCAGTAGTTTCTTCTTCAGTTTTGTCTTCTTCTTTTTTCTCAGGCTCAGGACCATAGCTGGTTACGTAAGCCTTTAGTACATCAGATTGTTGTGACATTAGAAATTAAGTTCAGAACGTCCTAGTTTTTCGATGACATCATTGCGATATGCAGGATCACTTTCATAACGTGGATCGTTCATAGCAGTAACAAGTTCAGCCTGACTACGGAATTTATTAGTAGCTGTTTCACGTGGTGCTTTACCTTGAATCAAATTACCTTCGTATCCAACAGACTCAGCCCATCGTTGACCCATGGACCGAATAGCAAAGTATGCACTTGCTGCATCGCCACTATCCATGACCTTGTCGAACAACTCAATCTCATTAGGGTCAGCATTATCCTTGGCCCATTCGATCATGTTGCCATATTGATCTGCACCGCCAACAACTTTTTGTAGACTCTCGACTTGCTCATCAGAAAAATCAGAAGACGTTGTCTGACTGCGTTGTTGTAAATACATCTCAGCTAACTCTGTTGTATCCATCTCCTTCAACGAATTGATTAGATCGTCAGATACACCATCATCACTTTCATATTCATTCCACAGCGAATCGAAGATATTATCATTTTGTTCTTTAGTCGGCTCTTCAGCTGGCTCTTCTACTGATTCAGTAGGTGTTTCTTCATTAGACCCTAGCTTCTGTTGCAGTTCAAGGTAAGCTTTCTCAAGTGCTTCTGGAGAATTGTACTTACCAGCCAACAAAGTTTCCTGATCTTGCTGCATCTGTTCGCCAAGAGCTAGTGACTCTTGTTCGTCTGCACTAAGTTCGGGACTAGACTCTTCTGTATATGTAAGGGTTTCAGACATAAATTAGGTGGAATAGATTATTGTTGTGCAGCCATTTCAGCTTCGGCTGCTGATTGCTCTACTTGTGCAAACTTACCAGCTTGCTTAGTCATCTCCATATCTTGTTGCTGTTGCATCTGAGATTGCATCTCTTGTTGCATCTGTTGCTCTGTCTTGACAAGGTTTAGAATGTCAATGCCTTGAGCTGCTGCCAAACGCTTAACAACTTCTAGTGGATTGATGTACTGACTTATAGCTTCTGGTCCCATAGTTCCAGCAACAGTCTGTAGGAACTGTGTCAGGCTGTCTCTATCTTGACCTCTACCTAGAGCGTTAATACCAGCAACAATTGTAATGTTTACAACGTCCTTTGGAATCTTCGGTATCTTGCCAGTGCTCTGGAAGGTCTTAAGTTTTCTGTTCAGATATGGGACTAGGAAGTCAACAGTAAGGAGTGAGAACAAGCCACCGAGCTGCTGCTCTAATTCAAACTGAGTCATACGTACTTCCTCAGCAGTTGTACGTTCTGACTGTCTGACTGACAGTACAAGGAAAGCTTCTGACAACCGACGTTCTAAGGTCTGGATCATCTGAAAGGCAGTAGCAAAGTCAGCTGTCTTGCCAACCTGTACTACACCAATGTCATCAGGTCTTCCTTGTACGATTGCACCGTTACCAGCAGCAGCCAATGTAGATGGCTTCGTTGTACTGGAAGGGGAAACAGTAAAGACAACCTTTGCGGCAGCGGCTGAGCCTTCGCAGATAGCCTGAGACAAAGCCTCAAGGCTCTTCAGGTCACCTAAGAACTCTTCGACACGGCCACGGCCATAAGCCTCTCCATCGACTGTATTAAACCTCAAAGCAATCCAAGGGTTTGTATCTAAAGGAGATGTACCTTTTGTACGTGGAATGATCTTGCCATCAATCTCTTGGTGCCAGTTGAACTTGCTGTCTACACGCTTGATGTGTGTATAGACCTCAACATCCTCACCAATACCTACTGTGGAGTCACTGACACTCTCAGGTCTAGTAGGTTTGTAACCAGGAAATACTTCATCAAGGATGTCTTTGTTGATTAGTTCCTTAGTGACAATCTCTATAACGTTACCGTTACCATCTCTCTCACATACATACCTGTTGAGAGGATAAAGTTTAAGACCATTCTTAGACATAAACAACAAAGCGTTGCCAGCAACAACCAAGTGTTTGATAGCTTGGTGTACGACAACACGGTCATCAGATGCAGCAACAGCATCAAGGATGACACGTTCAATTTTAGAAAAAGAAAGATCTAATTCTGATTTTACTTCTGGAGCAAACTGACCGAGCATACTTTCGTCTACTTGCAGTTTGAAAAAACTTGTTTGTGGTGGTAGCAGTGCAAGCATCAGCTTGGCACTAAGAGTAACAACACCCTTAGCTCCTACGGATTGCCAGGGAGTAGGCAAGTGACGCATACCCACTGTGCTTTGTTCCTCGCCACGGATAAGATAAGGAAGAGTTAAATCTGCGGCTTGCTCTGCTACGTTTAAAAATTGTGAGCGTTCACCTGACAGCTCATCATATCTTTTCTTGGCGGTCATTAGACACTAATACCTCTAATTGAAAGGAGATTACTTACATTACGACTTAGTTGATTTGTACCTAGACCACTGAGACCTAGCTTAGATCGATTAGAACGACGACGCCTAATACCACCAGCAGATCCACCAGAAAGGTAAGTGCTTGTAGCTTTTGCTCTGCCTAGTGATTCTTCAGGTTCAGGCATCTCAGGCGTAGTTGATGCAGTTTGCTGAGGTTGTGGCATCAGCCCTGACAACAAAGCTGTAAAGTCAATACCAGGGAGTTCAGGCGTAGGAGGAGTAGGTGGCTTATCAGGAACTAAGGCTTGACCTACTTCTGGCACAACAGGATCTTGTGGTTCTGGTGGTGGTGCAGGAGGTTCTGGTTTAAGAACTTGTGGGGTCTGTTCTGAAACCTCTTTAACTCCAGGAGTAAAGGACAATAACTCTGCGTTAGGGTTCTGCGTATTATAAAAGTCACGACCAGTACCCTGAGTCATAGTTTGAAGGCGCTGCTTATTTGTCTTTACGTCAGTCTTACGTGCCTCAGGACTAATCTTTTGTGACTTCTTGCTAATAATTTTGGCAAGCTTTTTGTTGCTACCAGTAAATCCTCTTTGTCTAGCTTTCTTAGAAATCTTACGCAACTCCTTTCTTGACAACTTACCGTCATCACGCAGAAATCGTTTTAGCTGCCTACCAATTTTTCTTTTGATTTTTGTCTTAGCCATAATTAGTTTTTAAGGTCAGCCTTCAAGCCTTTGATTGCGAGCTTGGCAGTATTAGGAATGGGTGCAATACCTTCAGCATACTTACGTACACTCTTAGGTAGCTTAGGTTTTTTGTAGTCAGATTTGTTGATCTTATTTTTCTTTAATCTTGCATTATCCTTTCTATTGGCTAGGAAGGTTTCATTTTTGTCAAAGGAAGATTCAATACCATCTTTATACTTTCTAGTATATGAAGGCTTGAATTTAGATTTATCTTTCTTCTCGTCTTGCATATAGAAACTTTTTATTTGTTCCTCTGTATTAGCACCTTCAACAAAACGCCATGCCTCTTGTTCCCCACTTTTGGCTTTATAAGTAAATGATTCAAAACCACCACCAGGACCTAAACCAGCTAAGAAAGATTTTTTGATATCAACTTTAAAGTTGTCACGAAAGTCCTTCAGAGATGTTGCTGGTTCACCGGATAATACAACAGGGTTATAGTATTGAGAACCTAGTACATCCTCCCAGTATTCTACATAATTTGTGTAAGCCTGCTTGTGTCTTTGTTGCTCTTTTTCAGTTAGATCAGTAATGCTTTTCGTCATCGTTATCGAGTCGGTTTTTTAACCACTCCACAACAGAACGTTGGCCAGAGCGGTACATGATTTTTTGAATTGAATCATCTGGTGATGAATTGACAACGGGGAAACGTTCATCCATCTCAGACAGTACAGCTCTGGCCTCCATACCGAAGACCTCAAGCATATTGGGGGAGATTGACATTGCTGTGTTCAAAGAATGCTGGCATACGTCCAGCCTTAGTAGCGACAAGCTCTGGTGCCTTGCCTTCATACATCAGGCGATCACTAGATGACAGCCAGAAGTTTTTGTCTAGGTACTTGTCTTCACTCATACCGAGTGGTTGCATTACCCAGTTGATAGTTGCCTTCCTGAGACGATCAAGAGAAGGACTGATGTTATACCCCAGCTCAGTATGAACCAAACTATTGGTAGCCACATGAATTTGTTCATCTCTGCTAATGTCTGCACTTACAGTTCTTGCGCCAGCGTCACCGTTAAAGCGAAAAAACGGCAGGAGTACAAAGAAAATTGCACGCTCGGCAACCAACGCTTTTGTAATTGTGTGATCTGGATGCGACATCCAAGCTTGTCGTAGCTTGAGTGCTTCGGCTTCAGCCTTCTCGTCAACACCGTGAGCATTGGCGATGTAACCGAGTGCCACGTCATGGTTCTCTTCGTCTGTGACATTAGAGAGAAGGAGATCTCTCGCGAGCGTTGGTACTTCAGTATCGAGTGCATCAGTAATAAAATCCCCTACGGGGAGTTCCATATGTCGCAATGCAAGTGCACGGAAGAATGCTTGTTCAGCACCTCCCTTCACCTTGCCTGCTTCTGTTTGGACTGGTGTCCACTTACGTTTTCTGTTAAGTAGTTTTTGATAAGGGTTCATTCTTGACAATCACATTGAGGTTCTTTTAGAAGACCCTCCAAGTAATCATTGACTTCAGTCTCATTCAAAGCGGCGTATGCGCTTGACTTATCCTGTACGTCGCCCATCACTTGAAGGGAGTAGTAAAGGGATGTCTGGGGCGATTCCAGCCACTCTTCAATAAAAGCCTCATCCATGGTGACCATATCTGACCACCAGTTCTGTGAGTATCCGTGAAGAAGTCCAGTCCTATCCAACATTATCATTATGTTGTCGGATACAAGCTTGAATGCCTCCCATCCGACCTCGGAGGCAATCTCTACATCACCGTATTCATAGGTCTCAACACCAAAGGTGCCTGAGTCTCTATCAACAGTGCGAGCTATAGGTGGTGCAATTTCTGGGGTTGAAGTAAAACCATCAAGACCCCATGAGCGGTAGCTACAAGACGCTGTGGGAGCGATTGCAAACGCTCTGACCATATTGTGTGCACGAGCTACTTGAGCAGCTCCCTTGATGCCAGCAGCGAGCTTCTCTGCAAGTACAAATGCAGGTGATGCTTTCAGCTCTCCGTCGTTGTATTGCTGGAGGGCAGCTCCGAATTGCTTGTAGGTGATTCCATATCGTCGTAGTAAGTTTGCAAGACCCAGCATCCCGAGTCCAACTTGTCTGTCTGTCTCAGGTGCTTGGTATTCTCCGCTATCTCCGACGCCAGTACGAGCGTGAAGGATACACAATCCCTGCATACCTTGAAGGAAAGCTTCATAGATTGTGTCGAATTCACATGCAGCGAGGTTGATATGTTGCAACAAGCACGTTCCGCGTGATCGCAAGTAAACTTCAAGGCAGACGTTTCCATAAATACGTTCTCCTTCATTGTCATATTTGACTTTGTTAAGCCACACATCACCACGCTTCATTGCATTTAGAAGCTTGGTACGTGTGATGATATCCATGTCTTCCCACCACTCAGGTGTTATGTCAACACAACGTTTAACCCAAGGAAGTTGTTCACGTGGAGTATTGATAAACTCTTCGATGTCGGCATGGTTAGCGTCTAGATGCAGCACTATTGCGCCATTTTTATAACGACCACCCCGTCGAAGAATCTCATTCATAGTTGAATAGATTTTTCCGAATGACACAGGACCAGAGGCAACAAGCCCTTCGCCATTATCGTGTCCTTTGGGTCGTAGCTTTGAGAGGTGGATGGCAACTCCTGCTCCGTTTCGGAGGGCATGACTGGCAAAGCGCCAGCTTGCTTCAATACCCTCTGGTCCTTCCATACTGTCGTCACATACATAGACCGTGCACGACACGGGTAAGCGTCCATTAGGATCATCAATCCATGATTGGACACGTCCAGTTCTAGAAATAAGATTAGGCATTAACGAGATCGCGTAAAATTGGTGGTTGATAGTTAGGTCCTTTCATGACCTTGCCGTCTTCACGGCGGATAGGTTTACCGTCCAAACCAAGCTTGGACAGGTTTGATTTATGGACACGATCAAGTGCTTCCTCTAGATCCCATTCCATATTCTCAGCGTATTGAAAGCAGACATAAACTAAATCTGCTAGCTCTTTAAGCTCTTGCTCAAAGCCTTCACGCATTGATTGTCTGAACTCAAGATACTCTTCAGCGATCAAATCCCGTTGCATAGTCCGGTTCGCCATGGAGTTCTGGATCCCATACGCTATACGGAATTCGATCGCTTGATCGCTCAGACTCTTCGCTCTGCAATGTTGTGTGGTGGAGTTCATTTTCAAGATAATGGATAGCCTTTTTAAGGTCTTCAATCTCTGTGTGAGTACTTTTGAAACCGGCTCGGCAAATATACTTAATAGCATTGCCTCTGAAATAATTAAGACCTTGGTCTCGTATGAAATCCCAAACTTCTATAGATCCGCGGGTGTAATGTCTGGGTGAATCGGCCATTGTTTGACTAAGTTGCTTACGGTATTTGATAAAATAAAGTTCTGCCTTTGTAAGGCAACAAAGACAGAAATGATATCCTCTTTACTAGCCATGGCTAGATAGTCATCGATCTTTCTCATCTTGAACTGCTGCTCCATCGTCAATTCGATAACCGGAGGAGGGGGTCCAAGGAATGACACATCTGTTGACTGGGTCATAATCTTCACAGGTAAGTATTCGTGCAAGACGTGCGTTCATCAATGCAGCATCTTCATCTAGATCTTTACTTGCGAAGGCTTTGACAACTGTCTCCCAGCTATACCCATCCTCCTCAAACAAAGCCACTGCACGTTTCACACCAATGCCAGGTACGCCGCTGTAACCATCTGTCTGGTCACCAGCTAGTGTCTGGATCAAGTGCCACTTGGCACCTTCATCTGGTGTGACGTGAATCGTTTCGTCTAGGTTGTAGACACGACCAGGAATCTGGCGCATGTCTTTATCAGGACTGACAATAATGTTACCTGGATGTGCTGTGGCATAGATGCCCATTGCATCATCTGCCTCCAACTCATACATCCTGATAACTTCGTATTCACTTTTTAGTTCTTCGATAACTCGGCGGTAGCCACACGGCTTCTTTCGATTTCGATGACCTTTGTATGCCGGGTAAATTTTTTTCCGAAAATTCTTCGCGTCACTGAAGAACAATATAAGTTCAGGTGTATCCCACATGAACTCGTTTTTGATTCTCTGTAGTTCCTTTAGAACATTTTTGTAGGCTTCGCTAAATTTGCTGGTGACAAGGATGACATCATCACCCCAATCTATTTCTGTTTCAGCGGCAGCACAGGACTTATAAACAATAAAGTCCGCGTCTACCAATAGCTTCATTCAATGCACCTCCGCCCAGTTTTGTCCGATCTTGGCTTCTGCTGCGACTGGGACTCTGAGGTTGTAGTACTCTCCAGCCGCTGCTGCGCTAAATACCAAGGATGCTGCCAGATCTTTTGAGTGCTTTGGCTCACACTCGAATTGGAGTTCGTCATGTATAAATGCAAGCTGCGAACAACACAGCTTTGTTTGTTTAATAGTGTCCTGGTTAATTACCATCCATCGCTTTGCGATGACTCCGGCTCCAGATTGTAGTAAATAGTTAAGCGATTTGTGTGGGGAGTCAAGGAGAATCTTCCGTTTATCGAGTGAATAAATGAAGCCTTGTTGCCCTCTTTGTTTGACGGCTTCAAGAAGATCTGCAAGCCCATCAATCGCAGCAACAAACGCCGAACGAATCTCCCTACCTTTTTTCCTAGCCTTAACATCACTTAGTTGAGCATCGAAGGAATGTCCAATTTTGGCGTCACCTGCTCCATAGAGGAAGGCATAGGTAACTGTTTTAACTTGTCGCCTACTGATTCCAATTCGGTCAGCGTTGACTTGATGGATGTCTCCGTTGAGGAGAATCTCTCCGAAGCGTCCCGCATCATATTTAGCGATGTAATGGCCGAGCATCCGAAGCTCGATGCCACTAAGATCGGCACCCACCATAACTTGACCAGGTGATGCCTTAAAGAGTTGTCTGTATTCATGATCAGAAGGAACTTGAGCTAGGTTTGGATTTCTATGAGCACATCTATGGGTGTAAGTTGCAACTGAACAATGGTGATGAACACGACTAGATGTCGTACTCAGCTTCAGCCATGCGTTCACGCCGTTCGACAACATCCCAAGCATTTTCGTTACCGTCAAACATCTCGCAAACATCATAGAAATCTCTGACCCAATCTCTGTTAGAATAACTTCGTCTACAACTGGCTTCCCAGTACGTTGTGCAAATTGGGTCGGCGTCCAACCATAGAATGTTGTTAATATCCATGCGATGTGATCTCTTGATGATGGGCTTAGTTCTTTGAGTCGAGTGAAGGGTGCTCCTTTGATGTAGCCGCTAGTCTTGTTATTTCGCTTTGGAGTGAATTCAACTCCTGCAACGTAAGGGTGTCTTTCGCGAAGTACCTTTTCAAGATTTTGAAGTTCTTGTTGGAGAGTCGATGTAAGTTGCCATGCAGACCGCTCATCGAAATACCAACCGTGTCTTTCTTGTTCACTTAGGATGTTTGCTACGGTGTGCTCTAACGCAACCCACTCAGGTAGGGGTGGAAGTGGTCGCATAGTTTTGTTGTTACTTTTACGTCTTGTCTGCAGTAATCCTGCATATCTTGTGACCACTCTTTCCAGTCAGTGGTCTTTCCAAACTCACCTTTGTATTCACCTAGTCTGTAACCGTAGGATTCAAGTGAGTGTCTGCCACGTAGTTGCAGTGGCATACGGCTGTTGTCTAACCGTTTGTCAACATCCAACATATTTGTGTGGTATAGACGTGACAACAAAAGAGTGTCTACAACTAATGCTGAACAATCAAACCACGGGTAGATTTTCTTGATAACAGGAATGTCATAAGCAAGGACGTTGTGACCAGCAATAATCTCAGCACCCTCTAATAGTTGAATGCCACGAACAATCGGTTCTTCACTGCCTTCATCGTTATACGTATACGTTTGATCAACATCCGAGTCGTAGATGACCAGACAGTGGATACGGGTAACATCATTTAGAAGACCGTCGGTCTCTAGATCGAACACCAGCATTTTTCCAAATGTAAGTTTTGTCTATAAATTGCGCCCGCTTTACCATCTCAGGAGTTGGCGGATTAGGACGCTTAAAAGTCTTCCTCGGCGTTGAAGGATTTAGTTTCATTGAATTTACAAGTGTCTTTGTTGTATGTCAGCGAACACGCGACACCAGTTTCCCCTGAATAGCGGTTCTTGATAATTCGCACAGTCGTATCAGTGTGTTCAGGTCCACTCTGCTGATCTCGTTCGAGTCCAATAACTGCGTCAGATATTTGTGCAATGCTGTGACTTCCTCGCAACTGTCCAAGTGATACTTTTGCTCCATCTTCATGTCCTTTGTCGCCTTGAGGTCTACGTAAATGTGAAACTAGAAACAATGAAATACCTGTACGTTCAACAAGTGAACGCAAGCGGGTCATTGTTGTGTCGATCATTCTTCGCTCATCTCCATCCAATCCAGATAGCAGGATGGACAAATGGTCCAGAAATATGATCTTGCAATCGAGACCTGAAGCAAGATACTCGATCCGGTTATAGATAACATCAGGATCGTAAGAACCAAAACCATCAAAAAGATAGAGGTTCCAATTAGCCAACGTTAGATCAAACGCATCTGTAAGTTCTTCATGTGATTGCTCACCTAAGTGGAAAGCTTTTCCACATGCAGCACTCATCAATCCAAGGGCAGTCCGTCTATTTGATTCCTCCAAAGCCAAGTAACCGACTCGTTCTCCTTTCTGAAGTAGACGAGCCGCAATGTCCCGGCAGAATGAGGACTTTCCAATACCGCTTCCTGCAGTAATCGTGACAAGTTCTCCGTATCGGATTCCGTGAAGCAGTTCTTGTAAGCCGTTGAATGGGTATTCATGTACACAAGGTTGTTGAGGTTCTACTACAAGTGAAAGTAATGATTTACCATCTACGATTCCATCAGGCCGGAACGGTTGCGCATTCCAAATAGCCTCACGAACCGCCTGAAGGTTGTCGTCTTGGCAAGCCTCTGATGGGTCCTTATAGCCCTTGAGATCAGCGATCTTAACTTTGCCAGGAGGAAGGACACTGGCAGCTTCCTGAGCCGCCTTACGGCCTGCCTCATCGCCATCAAAGAAAAGAACGACACTTTGCCAATTCTGTAACCACTCCAAATTTTTTTGGACTGATTTTTTGGCTCCTGCTGCTCCATTTGGCAGGCTGACCATCTCCCAGTTTGGGAGTGCCTCCCGACACGTAGCAGCGTCAAGTTCGCCTTCTGTAATAACGACTTGTTTACCAGCCTTCCGAAATAGATGCTGTCCAAAGAAGCACCCGTCTGTTTCACCTTCATAGCGAAATTGTTTGTCTTTAGTTTTTGTCTTTATCCCAATAAGCGATCCAGTGCTGCTTCGATAATGGAAACATAGTCTGTCTCCGTCTTTGTGGATTCCGTATTCTTCACAGACTTTCTCGGAAATACCTCGTTTAGAAAGTCTGCCTGGGAATCCTCGTGGTTCCATTCTGTGTACATAGGTGGTTTTGTGATTGTGAACATTGCCGTCTCCGCCTTTCCAGGTGTGACAGACAAAACAAAAAGTATGCCCATCTGTGTATAAACTGTTGCCATCAGATGAGCCGCATTCTTCACAAGGAATATGCCGTTCAAACTCGCTTGTCATACAAGCCAATCAATAGGAATGTTGGACCAAGTAGCCCAAGGAATGCCAAGCTTTTCACAGTACTTGGCGTACGTAGTCTTCGATTTTTTAGAGATGGTGTTATAGGGTGCTTGGAAAACCATGCGAAGGTCAATGTCAGGATTTTGTTGTTTGACTGACTTGACCTTGCGCCGGTCAGCACTGTCCCAGTAACCCTTACATTCCAGCCAGACTCCATTCGGAAGAACGAAGTCAGGCGTATAGGAATGCTGAATTACATATGGGACTTTTGTGCTTTCATATTCATACTTGACACCCAGGTCTACGAGTAGGTCAGCGACCTTCTCCTCCAGACCGGATCTGAATGCCATTTAAGGTAACGTATTTTTTGAGGTAAGAAACGCCGCGATACTTCAGAACCTGCTCTTGCTGGGCAGCTTTTTGTTCACGGACTCGTTGACGAAGTTCGACTTGAGACATGATTGATCTCCAAAGTACCTACTCCCCGTTCCATGAGTAGGCGTCATGCGTCTATGTAAGACTCCAATACCATCTTGGTGAACTGCATTTGCAGGAAGATAATACTTTCCTGCTCTTCTGGGTCACCACCAGGCCATCGTTCTCTGTAGACACGTAAGGCGTCACGAATAATGACGGCAGCGTCAGTTGTAAGGGTAACTTCATACATAGATGAACGTACGTTTCTTAGCCAATCACTGGTGCTTTATGAGTAGCAAGGTCCAGTGGAAAGTTGTGTGCATTGCGCTCGTGCATGACCTCGAATCCAAGGTTTGCACGATTCAGGATGTCAGCCCATGTGTTGACCACATGCCCTTCAGGAGCAATGATCGATTGGTTGAAGTTAAAACCGTTGAGGTTAAACGCCATCGTGCTCACACCTAATGCGGTGAACCAGATACCAACCACAGGCCAAGCAGCCAGGAAGAAATGGAGACTACGACTATTGTTGAAGCTGGCGTACTGGAAGATAAGACGACCAAAATAACCATGAGCGGCAACAATGTTATAAGTCTCTTCCTCTTGTCCGAATTTGTAACCATAGTTTTGACTTACTTCTTCAGTCGTTTCACGGATGAGACTAGAAGTAACGAGAGATCCATGCATCGCTGAGAACAAAGCCCCACCAAATACGCCGGCAACACCAAGCATATGAAAGGGATGCATGAGAATATTATGCTCCGCTTGGAACACGAGCATATAATTAAACGTTCCAGATATGCCGAGGGGCATCCCATCTGAAAAAGAACCTTGTCCAAAGGGATATACAAGAAATACAGCAGTTGCTGCAGCGACAGGTGCGGAATAAGCTACAAAGATCCAAGGACGCATCCCTAATCGATAGCTAAGTTCCCACTCTCGTCCCATGTAAGCAAAGATACCAATAAGGAAGTGGAAGACGACGAGCTGATACGGTCCTCCGTTGTACAGCCATTCATCAAGTGTAATAGCTTCCCAAATTGGGTAAAAGTGTAGTCCGATGGCATTGCTGCTCGGTACGATGGCTCCCGATATGATGTTGTTTCCATACAACAGGGAGCCTGCGACAGGTTCTCTGATTCCATCAATATCTACGGGAGGTGCTGCCACAAAGGCAGTGATAAAACAAATGGTAGCGGCGAGCAGGCAAGGAATCATCAGGATCCCAAACCAGCCAACATATAGTCGATTGTTAGTTGAGGTTACCCAAGAGCAAAACTCCTCCCAGGTAGACCTCTGTTGTTGAATTACAGCAGTCATTAAAAGTGCAGGGTTGTTATTTTACGGGTATGTATTTGAGCACTTTAATGAAGCCCTCCCAAGGCTCACGTCCAGTGGAGGGCTGTAAGTTACTTTTTCTTTGCCGTTTTTGCGGAGCGTTTGAAGTTAGCTGCCGTGGGTGCTCCTTTAGACCCAGGCTTTCTCATCTTTTCACCACTACCAGCAGCAATCCTTTTGCGCTTGGCGTGGATGTTTGCGTAGAGACCTTGCTTAGCCATTTAACATTTCCATTTGCGAAGGGCTAGTGCTTTACGTGTGGGTCTGCCTTTGGAATCCTTCATCGGACCCTTGACACCACTCATACGTGCACAAAACGAGCGTTTTCGGGGACCACCCTTTGGCTGTGGTGCCTTGAGGTTCGATCCTGTTTCTCTGTTGTATTTGTCACGACCTGCTTTAGTTAGACCACCAGAGCGTGATTTGTGTTTACCTATCTTTAGGCTAACTGATTTTTTTGTAGCCACCTTTGCCACCCTTCTTGCCACCGCAAGAACCTTTACCTTTGTGCATTACTTTTTCTTCATGTTTTTGGCGATAGCCTTTGCAACTGCAGCAGGCATCTTTGGGTTTTTCTTTTGCAGCTTTGCTGCTCCATTCTTTTTAGCAGGTGGTCGGCCACGTTTAGAGCCGTATGTTCCAGGACCTTGAGGCATTACCAAATACCAGGGATAATTTGACCAGTGATTGCGTACGCACCAAGCGCAGCCATGACGCCCATCATTGCTAGGCGTCCGTTCAGGCGTTCAGCCTTTTCGTTGTGTGTTTCAGTTACGTCCATAATTTGCATCGGTGGTTCTTTTGCGTAGACGTTTGTACGTCCACCATCTTCAATAACTGTTGTCATTAAAAGTCGTCCTCCTCCTCAGTTGTGGTGGTTACATTCGGGTCATTGGCTTTGAACCCTTGTGACTTACCAAAGAGTTGTGCGACATCTTCGGGTGCCATGTCACCAGTATCAACACCAGCTTGGCCGTTGCACGAAACAACCTGGACACCAACTAACTTAAGAGACGTGCCGTAAGTAATTTGATCCTTGAGGATATACGGCTTTTGGTAAAAGGCAAGCTTGACACGGCTGCCTGAGTAGACAGGTGTGCGTACGTCAGTAATCGCTATACCTTCAGTGTCCACAATAGGAGGTTTTGTCTCCTCATTCCAATTAAATTTGACGGAATACTTGCCATCAGATACCTCTTCCCAAGGCTCTGGCTTGAGGGATGATCGCTTCGGATTCTTTAGCCTCGATTCAGCCCACTTCAGGGTGTCGGTTCGGTCGTCCTCTAATTTGTCGATCATGTCCTGATCAACAATTGCTCTAAGTGAATAGCCAAATTTGGACGGCTGCATTACTGCCTGATACCCTTCAAGGACAACAGGTTCAGGAGTTACAAAGGTGGTTCTTGCCATTGATTAACAGGTTGGTAGTTCTAATTTCAGATTCCAATCGGTATCCATAGATACGCCTGGAATCGATTGTAGTTTCGGACTAAACTCAGTGTCAGCCCATATGTCAATAGTTCCTATGCCAGGTGATGTTTCCACCAGACCAGCAATGCACATGTAATGTGACGGTGTAGGTTCAGTTGTAAGTTCAGTGACTGCAGGTTTAGTACCACAAGACATCAAAGGTATTAACAAAAGAAGTAAGTAGATTCGATGACTGATGTAGGACACAAGTCTCCAATAATTGGTGGTTCAGACTCGGCTCCAATTTGGTTTGCCCAGTCTCTTAAGAAGTCATGCTCCGCAAATAGGTACATGTATGTCTCACGAACAATGTCTGATAGAAGAGACATGTCAGAAGCCAGACATAAAACCGAGTCGTGTATGAGGGATATCGGATTGTCGAAGCGTAGTGCAGATAGGTGAAGGAGGCTTGCATCTAAGGAATGGATGAGATTTGGAGCAGTTGCATTTTTGTGGTGGTTTTTATCGACTTCATCAGTTTCTCCATCAGCCACATCAATCTGACATCGACCTAATAACTTTAACTCGATAGTTTTCACATCTTTCTTCATTAGTTTCTGTGTTACCACGAAACCTGAAGGAGTGATCCACGAAATAGATGTAGCACCACGGTCAATACAACCAGCAACCTCTTTCTCAATCCACTTCATGACACGCATGGGACCAGGAACAATCTTGTTCATGGCATCACGCACAGCCTTGACAACAGAAGTTAGATCGTCTTTGTCAACTTCAATACCTTTTTCTTTTAGTGCTTCACGGATATAACCACGATTACTAAAAGGTTTAGCGTTGTAAGGGACAGTCATGACCGTCCTTTTCGTAGTCTTTCTGTCCATGTATGGACGAAGGTGCTCTGGTACATGAGGTTTTGCCTCTTCAGCAATGACCTTGTAAGCATCTTGCGGTTTATCACTTGGCAAGACATTGACAAGTTCGGCTGTACCAGCGCAGCGACACAACCCTGCCAGGATCTGGAGACCACTACAGGTAGCGTCAACAGCTACAGGTAAGTTTGTGGATTTACGTGTACCTGTAATGACACAATTGTAGTACTCATCACAGGCTGCAAGAAAGGTCCATGGTTCGTCAGCTGCTTCCCATTCAGGAAGCGTGTCAATTGGATCTACTGCAATACGAGCAATCAAATTTAGATTGTTTTGTACCCATTCTTGACGTTCACGCATCGTAGCTTTGTCAAGACCATAGCTAGTGGCAACCTGAAAAGC